TATTGCTGCCATTTTATTTTATCTCCTAAGATATTTAATACTATTTATAACACTATGCAGACTTTATATATGCACTAAATGTTAAATTTGTTCTTTTTCTTTGATGATTTTCATAATCCGCTATGTAAAACTTCGGATACATGTTGTCTAGGTCGGATATTTTGAGTCCTTCGGACTTTGCACCTTCAACCATTACATTACCACTTCCATCTTCTAATACAATATCGTCATTGTTAGTTTCATCTTTCAAATAATATGATATATCATATGTATTTTGTCTTGCAATTGTATTTATAGTTCTAATTGTACTACCAAGTGGAACGAATGATGATAAATTTCCACCACTACTGTCGTCTTGGATGATTGGTTCACCACTTTCAGATACAATCCTATCGTGGTCTTCAAAATACATATACTTTCCAGTGTACTCAATGTTTCTTTCTGACGTAAAGTAGTGTACTGGTTCAACTGTTGTTGCACTTTCTAAACGTAAAAGTTCTGTTCCATCCTCGGATATGATTCTCTCACCATAGTCACCTTTAACTTCTGCATCCTTATCGGGTTCAAACCTTAAGATGCAAGCCTCTTCTTCAAGTTCTATAAGTCCACCACTTTCAAGGATTAACACTTCATTGTTAGGTTCCCATATTTGGAATACCTTACCTTGGTCGGATGGTCTTCTCTCGGTTTCAACTCTAAGATAACCATTATTTGCAGTTGCAATATTTAATACTGACATTACTCCATCAATTCTTGGTGAAGACTGGGTTATTGCCATATTCTTAGATACAATTTTCAGAATGTTCATATGACGACTTCTCATCATAGAGTCTCCGACTTCTGTTCCTCTACCACTTTCTACACCATTAACTTTCTGATATGGTAGAATTGCACCCCCAGTTACAGGGTTTGTTTCGGGTGAGGGAACCCCACATGCTCTAAGAACAACAAGTGGGTCATTCATTTCAGAGTCTAGTGTGTATAACTGTATTCTTCTACTTGAATTTGTAAATGCATTTGCAACACCTAGTGTAGGTTCTCCATATATTACAATGGTAGGTACAAATTTAAATTGATTTTCAGGTACTGCAGATATATTATTCTTAATTGCAACCTCACCAAAGAAGATGTGTCCTGCTGGGTGAAGTAGGTCTTTAACTGCTGACCTGTATTTGTTAATAGACTCACCGACTTTGATAACATATGAGTGAGATTGATAGAGATATCCATCTTGTATATTTGCAACACTTGAACTTGCTTGACCTCTATCTCCTAAGAACTGTCTTTCTATAATACCTTCACCACCCATAACACCTTGACCATTAAATCTTTGTGTTTTTAGGATATGAAAATAATCTGTATTGTTGTATTTTACTTGTTCACCATCAACAAACTCTCCATTTAATGATGAGTATTTTAGTATGTGTCTATCTGCATCATAAGATACTGCAGTTGCAGTTGTTCCTGATACTTGTCCAGTTAGTACTAAATCTTTTGTTGGAATTGCAGTCGGTGTTTCAATCAACATATTATGTTGTGAAGATGAACCTAACACACCATTTGAATCAAAGTTATATCCTTGACTTTCAAAGTTGACTGAGGTAATACCACCAATCTTACTTGACCATGCAAATATCTTTGCACCAGTTCCACTAGTTACATTGACTTGAGTTGCAACATTGACTGCAGTTGTTCCGTTAATTATCTCACCTGCTACAAAGGTTCCTGTATCTGTTGAGTCTCTTGATACTACTATTCTCTTATTGTTGGGTTCAAGTCTTAATACTTTACCAGTTGCATTTGATGTACCACCTGTTAGACCTTCTGCTTTTTCATATTGATTTACTTCTGCAGAAGTTTTAAAGTAGATGTAACCACCTGTATATACTTTAGGAACTATTTTATAACCTGTTCCTTGGTTGTTTATGAAGATACTTCTGATATTAGATTCAGTAGTTTCTAAGTTCATTCGTGTTCCGTCTTCGTATAAGACGTTATTGAACTCTCTGTATATGTCTACTATTGCACCTGCTGATAAACCATTGATAAATGTTACCCTATCGTTCTTATGTGTATAACCTGATGTTGCATTTAATGGGTCTCTCTTTACACCATCAACAAACACTTGAACTGTTCCATCATTGAAGAACATTCTTCTATTTAAATCATCTTTACCATTGAATAGTGTTTGGTTTGCAGTTGCAGTATATGTAAACTGACCATAGTGTGATGCATTCTCTTGTATTACTTCATCACCAACCGAACCGATAAAGGCCTCTGCACCCGAACCACCTGTATCTGTATTATCAAACACTACCATTTGAGGTAGACCGACTTGAATTATAGAGTCGGTAGATAAAGATATTGGTTTGGAAACTATTATAGATTTTCTATCGTCTGCAATGGAAACTACTTTTACTGTATCTACATTAGTTCCAAATACAGTGTGTCCTTCTTTTATTCCAGTGTCTAATGCACTGTCAAATGATACTAGTGTAGATGCTTTAGAGGTTTCGGTAATGATGTTTGCACTGTCTTCCATGACAACATAGTCTTCACCATCCTCTGACCTCATGCTATCAACTGTTCCTTTAGTTGTTGCACTATAAGTGTTATGGAAACCTGTTCCACCATCTTCAATGTATATGTGTTCGACACCACCTGAAGTGATACCATCGACTATTGATTTTGCTTCAACTACACCTGAGTCTAGTTTCTGACCAACAAAATTAATCCTATCATTTAATGTGTATAGTGAACCAGCACCTGTTTCTTCAAACAGAATACCATCACCATCTTCGGTAGATATGACTCCACTATCATCATGTTCGATGTAGATGGACGACTCATTGAAATCTACTCCATTTATTACACCTAATGTTGTACCAGTATACTCTGTTATTCCGTCTCTGTCAAGGAATGTAACGAATACACCTTTCTCAAAGGTTCCAACATGGTTATCCATTATCTCTAATGAATAGATACCTTCTGCAGCGTCTAAGGTAAACACCTGTTCTATAATAGACTCTGCAAGAACAAACGAATCTGAACTTCTTAGGTGTTGTATTTTATCTGTTGACTTTGGAAGTAGGTTTGAGTTCGTTAGTTGAACCACCATCCTTCTTCTTTGACTGTAATCTGATTCGGAGACATGTGATGTCTCGTCAATTGGATATCTGACCTCTGCATCCTGTCCAAACATTATTCTCATTAAGAATTGTAAAGACTCTGCAGTACCTTTCTTTTGATAAAGGTCGTTTATATTTTTAACTGTAAGACGTTTATTCTGTGTAGATGATAAATCTAATGATGGAATAAAGTCGTTTTGGTAATATTGTAGAAACTCTTCTGAAGTATGGTCGATATCCGAATAGTCTAGTAACTTGTTATTTGCAAGTATAGAATTTTCTTTGTATGTTTTAATTACTGCAGTTTGTTTTGTGTTCCTACCTTCAATGGTTTCATTACTTTTAAAACCATTTCCTGAAATTGATTTGACGTATAAGACATTTTTATTAATGACTTCAATACGTGCAACTGCACCTGTTGTCTTTCCGAAGATGTACTCTCCGACAACATATGGGTCTGCAGTTGAATTAGTGTTTCCAATAGATGCCTCATTGACAATCTTGGAAATATCTCTGTCGGGTGTTGCACCAACAGTTTCGGGTTCCAAAAAGATGGAACCCTGACTGTCTTCTAATAAAATACCATCAATGTCACTCTGAGAATCTAGAGTAATTATCTCTGCTTCTAAGAATTCAAAATATGCACGGATGAATTGTTCAAACGCAGGTGCTTCTTCCTTTAAATACTCGGGTAATAAAGTTGGAAGTCTGTGACTTAAACGTTCACTGACATAATCTGTATGTGACATTTATGGTTATCCTATATTAAGTTAATGTTGCACCATGATTTGTGATAGGGAACCATTTGGAACCATCCCAAAAACATATTACTGCATCACCTAACGCATTTAACTTAATCTGTTCAGTTTCATCTGAGGAATATCCCCATGATTCTACTGTGATGTCAGCCATATACGAACCAGCTGGTGCAGTTTTCATATAGATGATTTTTAACTGACCTACGTCTGTTCCGTCATCTAATGTAAACGCAATATCACTACCAGCACCTGAAAGGTCTAATGCAGATGCAAAAGAACTAGCAAGGTTAGCTGCTGTTGAAGACAAAGTTGTAATGTCGTCAACTGCAAGGTGAGTTGGAATGTTTTCAAAAAGTTGACCAATAGTCATCTTCTTGTTTACAGGTGTTCCGCCTGGGTTATCTACAATGTGTAATAAATCATCTGCACCGATATCACTATCTGAAACTGATGTTAATGCACTTATTTTTTTATCTGCCATTTTGTTTTTCTCCTATAAAAACCAAGTTAATGGAATGCTACTCTGAGCATGGAACCTACCATCTCAGACCACTTTATTCATATTAATATGAACTACTAGAGGTGGATGTATACCCAACTCCAGCACTACTTTCACCACTTGCGATGGTGTCTACTTCAGCAGTTACCTTAACATCAGATGTTGATATGTCAATTAGAGAACCTCTAATTGCAACTACATCGTTACCTGATGGGATAACTGTAAAGTCAATCGTACTATCAACGTTTACTGTTGAGGTAAACATGATGGCATTGATTGAAATCTTTCCTTTAGAATAATCCACTGTTCCAGCTTCATTATCCTGATAAACTCTTGTTGACCCTGATAGATAGTAACGTCTTAGGTTACCACTTCCATCATCGTCATAATATTGTGTGTTGACTGAATCTCCCGATACCATGAAACCAGTAGTAGTTGTAATACCACCAGCATCCTTATTGTGTCCTGAATGGGGATTATTGAATCCATTACCAAAGTCTACTGTATAACCTACTTCTTGATTAATCTTAGCTTGGGCTGCTTTCCTAAGTCTAATGTTTGTAATATTGGATAGAACTGAATTGTCTGCATCGTCAATTGCTTTCAATAGATTTGAATGTCTGAATACTGCATCAAAGTCTTTTAGGTTTGTATTATCAAACTCATTGATTGCACCAGTTACTAATGTTTGCAATTCACCTATTGATAAATCTGTCTTAGATGCATCATACTTGAATACTGTTGAGATAAGTATCTTAACAATTTCGGGGTCAATCAATTCGGGTCTAACAGTTAACATGTTTAATTTGTTAAGTTGACCTTTAATTTGTTTCTTCTCTGTTTCTGATAAGTAATCTGCATTCTTAGGTTTAAGTGCAACGAATACTTTACCATATACTGGTGGGTCATTGTCTTCACCACCCCATACTGCAACTGCATCTGCATTCGGATAATACTCTTGTACTTTTGCTTTGTAGTCGTTAAGGGTTACCAATCTGTTTTGTGAAGTGTAAAATTTGTTTGCCTTAAACTTGATTGACTCTATACTTTCTTTCTCTGCACCACCATTTGCATTTACAGTAGTGATTACAGTTGAACTTGCATAACTATTGATTGCAGTTTGTTGTGCAAATCTTTTTGCACCATTAGCGTGTTGTGCATCTACGATAATGTATGTTGCACTTATGATATCACCATCTAGTAGTTTTTTACCTAGTACTCCGTCACCAAAATATATTTCGGTAAATCCATCTTCGTTTTCTTGAGTGTAGTAAACTGCTGTAGTAGATTTGATTGCAGATACATCTGTTGCAAGTGCAAAAGTTTCAGATACACCACCTGAATTTACACTTACTACCATTCTTGCTTTGTCTACTCTTCCATTTGATAACACAAACTTATTGTTTTTGATTTGTGTATCTACCACGTATTGGTCTGTTGCATATGTCCCTTGGACTATTTCTACATTTGAATACAAGAAAGTTGTGTTATTTTGTGATGGTAATGCTGAAGATGTAACCACAAAGTAGTAGTTAACTCCATCAAAGGTTGTAGAGAAAATAGTTCCTCTAGGCATAGTCATCTGAGTGGGTGTCGGGTAAGTTCCATCAGGGTTTCTAACATCATTAATTGTTACATCTACTGTTGCACTTGCACACACTTCCGAAGCAGGTGTAAAACCTAAATCCTTTGCACGAGACACTACATTCTTTCTTAATTGTGCAGAGTCTAAAAATAATTCTGAGGCTGCAATATTAGTGTTCACTGCACCGATATGTGATGCATATGAAAGTAAGTCAATAAGAACAGACATACTAGACCCTTCAAAGTCATAGTCTTTAAATTTGTCCTGTCCTTTAAGATAGTTTTTAAGATTATCAGAGATACTATCGAAGTCTAAATCTGTTACGTTTATTTGTGAACTGTTTACTGCCATTATCTTGCCCTTGTTAGTGTGAATTCTACTCTCTGATTAGATACACTATTGTTGATATTATAGAATATAGTACATCTAATTGTGTTTGTATTTTGACTCTCTTCTAATATTACTGATACGTTATTAACTCTAGGTTCAAATGTTTCTACAGTTTTTACTATTCGTTCTTTTACCCTTCTAATTTTCGGCATAGTGTCCAATTCGAACAACATGTCTCTAAGAGAACCACCAAAATTTGGTTTAAATGGTCTCTCATATTTATTGGTTAGGACTATGTTTCTTACAGAACGTCTTATTGCATCCGTATCAGTTTTTACTGTTATGTCACCCGTGACTGGATGAGGTGTAAAGAAAATATCTAAGTCTTTATACCTGTTCGGAGTTGCAACATTCTTGCCTTCTGATTTAATATTAACTGCCATACTTCTATTTATAACACTCCGTTAATCAGTTGGAACCTTAATTGCACAAACAACCAAACCTTCATCTAATAATGTGTTCATAACTATATTGTTACCAACTACACTAAACTCATTGTCTGCAGAACCCTCAACTTGTCTGACTCCATTAACAAATACATATAAATCTCCACTATTACCATCGATAGGGAATGAATTACCCAATGCAGTTCCATCTGAGGCCTTTAATGTTGAGTCTAGTCTACTGTCACTCTTATTTGCAACACGAACTGTAGGTTTGTATGTGGATGAATCTATTATACCATCTAAATTAGGTATAGTAATCATAGCTGCAAATGGATTTCCAATTAGGTTTAGGAAGTCACACATAGTTAACAATAACATATCGATTAACTTACCTAATCCGATTGCTTGTAGGAATTTCTTTATTAACTTGACCCATGCAAAGAGAAGTTTCTGTTGCCAGTTCTCTTTGAAGTCTACTAACCTTTCTTCAAATCTTTGTAGTCTTTCTTCAAGGGTTGAATTAGTACGAGTATCCTTTCCTATTATCTCCTCAATGGTCATTCCTATAATTGGTATCTCAAATCCAAGTACTGCTTCTTCCAATTGTCTTAGATACTTTCCTTTCTCATCTAAAAGTTTCTGTTCTAGTTCTCTCTTCTCTTCGTTTAGTTTATCAATCGTAGCAGGGTCGGTTTCAGTTTCCAGTTTCTTATCAATCTCTGCAATCTTTTCTCTAAGTTCACTAGCAGTAGTTTGAAACTTTCTCTTTAGGGATGCTTTGACCTTTTCTATTAACGCAGGTATGTCCATTGTCAATAGTTCTTGTATAGATGATATTGGTAACTCGGGTAATCCAAGTAAGTCCCATATCTCATCAAACAAATCAATAAGTTTCTCTAATGCTTTTATATGTGCATTCGTAACCCATTCTTTAATTTCTGTTTTGATGTAGTCCCATGTGAGTTTTGCCTTTCTATCTTCATTAAGTTCTGAGAGTTTACCATCAAACTTCCTGATTGCATCAGGAACTAAATTAAAAAACTTATCAACCCATGCACGTCTCTTTTCTTCTAGTGCAAGGATTTCTTTTTCTAGTTGTTCTTTCTGTTTCTCTAATGTCTCAATTTGTTCTACAGTCATGTTCTTTGCATTCATTAACTCTTTGTTAACTTCTGCAAGTCGTTTTCTTTTAGATATAATTTGAGTTACAAAATTCTTCCCAGCTATTTGGTCTGTTATCTCATCCCTATAAGAAGGAGTAGTTACCAATTTAACAATATCAATTGATAAACCTAGGATGTTAATGGTTAAACTAAGTGGTACAATTTTTCCTATCAACTCTGATATTTTGTTAGGAATATACATATGAAAATCTGCAACCAACTCATCGATAGCATCCGTAAGTTCCTGTTGTAAATTTTTCTTCCCTTCGGACTCTTTCCAATATGGACTAAGTAGTTTTTGTAATTTATCAAAATACTTTTCAATAGATTTTTTTATGTCTCTGAACTGTTCAAAGAGTTCACCCATAATAACATTGTCAACATAGTCTTCTGCAATTCTTATCTCTTCTAGTATTGCAGCTCTTTCTTCTGCAGTTAAGTCGGGGTTCTCTAACTTCTTGACGAGTAGGACTATCTCTTCTTCCTTCTCTTTCTTCATCAAAGCTAGTTTTGCATCCAACTTGTCGGGAAGTTGTGCAATTTCTAAAAGAGGTTTTAATAAATCTTCTACTGAAGGTATAGAGAATATGTCCTCAGTCGGACATGGAAGTGCAGTAGGTAATACAACCTTCAATGCATTTGCAGTTTCAGCTACAACTAAGCCTGGTGTAACAACTACCTTTTCTTCTGCCATTATAATTATCCTTGTTGTACGACTTGACCTTTTAGGAACAATACTTTTGCAGATTGAATAGTCATGTTATCACCTGACTTAATATCCATTGTTCCTGTAACATCAATCTCACCTTTACCATAACCCTTTAATTTAACATCACCATATGTCTTAATATTAGAGTCACCCATTATCACAACATTTACTTTACCACCGATATGCACTTCATTGTCTTTGCATATTACAGTGTATTGGTCATTGACCACTTGAGTCATTTGTGACCCATCGGGTTCTATTGAATGGAATGTTCCTGAACGATGTTCAACTGCAATTCTTTCTGCACCTACTGTATCGTCTAACTCAAGTAGATGTCCTGACTCTGTCTTTAGTGTTTTATTGAATGGGTAAACTGGTTCGGCTTTAGTCTGTATTAATCTGTTACCACCAAATAATATCGAAAAATTTCTATCCCTATATCCATACTCATAAGTGTTATCACCTCTTGCATCAGCATCTACATCACTTACTCCAAACTCTAATGGGTAGTAAGGTGTTTCTTTGGTTGATGGTTCCGTGATAGTAGAACCTAGACCAAAGTAGTCAATTGTTACACTTTCAGGTATCTGAGGAGATTCGTCTAATCCTACTTCTAGTCCCCAACTTCTATTAGGGTTTTCAGTAGTTGCAACTCCATCAATAGTATCTGTATATGCACTGATTCCTTTACCAACCCTTCTTGGGTCATTGAACCCAGTCTCCACACTACGTGCAACTTCTTTACCTGTAACATCAACCTTCCATCCTTCTTGTGGAATACCTGCTACTGTTCCAGTAATGATTGGGTT